TTAGCCACATTAGGGTTCTCTTGGTTCTTAGGGTTGGATACTCTTGCGATGTATCCTATAGTTTTTTCAGCGTCAGGAGTGACGGAAACGAGGCATACTTTTGTCATAATTTAGTCATTCCAGTGGCGGATAACTCCACTAATAATAAAACAGTTAGTAATAAGATAAGATAAAAAAATGAAAGATCGTACAAGGACAACAGAATTATCATACCTCTTGGTCTTCTCATCAGAGAAAGAACCTAATGCATACTTCCATATCCTCCATAGTCTAGTCATTCTTAAAGCACCTGCCGATAACAATCAAGCAGAATGCCTGTAAATAATTTATGGTTTGCAATCCAAAGATTGCTGGTATACTCCAGTTCCATACAAACATAAGGACTAGAGGTGTAAGAAACAAAGAAGCAGCAGCTTTACCTGCTTCTTCCGAGGTCATCATAGGATCCTTTTTAGGTTCCTCTTCTACCTTAGGTTCTTCAGGAGGTTTTTCTTTAACACCTTTCTTATAGGTGTAAATCATTCCTCTTCTGGTTTCCTTCTGCGTTTCTTTTTCTTGGGAGGGTCGTTCTGGGACTGCCATAAGCTTGGGTTCACTCTACCATCAGATTGTTTAAAGTTTTTAAAACCTTTCTTATATCTATCGTAATAATAATCAAACATCTCTACCTGTGTTTGAGGCATCGCTAGATCATAGCATATACCTTCACCTTCAGCCTCATACTCTACTAAGTAGGCAGTATAAGGCAGGCTCTTATCCAGAGCATCATCTGGTTTGCAGTTCTGTTTAATTATTCTCACTTACCCCTACCACCCCATTTGATACTAGGGAATGCAGCTTCTACCACTGCCTTAGTGATACGATATTTCTTCTGAAGATTTCTATCCTTTACAAGACAGACAACTTCAGCTTCTTCTGGATGAAGACCTTCCAGCATTTGAATAAACATATTCTCTTTCTTTATCATAGAGAGGTTATCAGCACCTCCTTCAATAAAGTAATAGAACTTACGTCCTTCAGTTTCCAAACGAGTATGTTCAGTACCCATTGGTGCTGGATTAGGTCGATATGGCACTTCACCCTCAGGTAAAACAGACTTGACAGACTCATCAAAGTTCCAAATGAATAGAGAACGTAGCGTCTGGCTGTTGTTCTCCTTTAGAACTTTAATCTTTTCTGCTTTGGTCTTAGCACTGTGTGCTTTCTGGAGGATCTCAGAGATTAATAATTTCATAATTAAATCAACGGTTTAATCTTCATCCTGTTCTATTGTATCATCTTGGTCGTTGAATGACAAGTATAGTAACTCAGTCTGATCAACATTACCTTGAGAGTCTAACATCTCAGGGTGTGTAATTGCTTTAGCATATGCTGCGTTGTCTAGATAAGAATCAATATAATCCTTAGCTAACCAGGCAACTACTGCTCCAAGAACAAACGCTCCGAAGAGAGCGAAAGTATACAATGACTGGATCATCTGTTCGAACATCGGTCTCTCCAATGTGTAAGGTGGACAACGAATAATAGACCTCAATTCTAGCTCTATTTAGAGAAGTTTCTGTGACTTGAAGTAACTAATGGTTTCATTGCAACCACCTCTATTGGTACCATCCACAATTAATTGAGGGAAGGTAGAACCGTGTCCGAATTCATTATAGAATTGTTCTCTAGTAAAATTTCTATCCAACACATACTCTTTGTATGGCCAACCTTTCAGTTGATACAACTCTGTAATCCTGCTACAGAAAGGACAACCAGGCTTAGTATAAATGGTTGTGTTTTTGGGAGCTGCCATAGGTTCTTAAGGTAGGTGTACGTTAAAAGCAATGGAAATACGGGGATCATCTGTCCTATTAGGTTCAGTCTGATGTTCTAACCAAGACGGAAATAGTATAACAGATTCAGGTACAGGATCAAAGTAGATCCCTTCCTCAACTGTTCCCCAGAGACACATCTTAGCATATGGATTGGGATTATAGAAGAGGATTCCACCCTGTTCAGGTCGAGTCTTATGATAATACACACCAGATATTGTTTGACCTGCGTGTGTATGGCGAACAAAACTCTTATCTTTTGGACAAATATTTATCCACGACTGACTGATATTCCAACTGCCTTTCAACGGTTCTATGTATGCACTCGCTGAGTCTGGTACTTGCTGATTGATGGATTGAACATATTCTTCTATCGCTTCCCCAAGAAATGAGTTTAACTTGGGCATTAAATGCTTCTTAAACAGCTGCAAAAGATGCTGCTTACTATGCGTACCGTGAATGGTTTCCTGCATAGCATTGGGTGACATATAGGATACGCTTGACCAATCCCCTGTCTCATTCAATAAAGAAATGAGATCATCAATCTCTTGAACGATCTCATAATTCTGGTGTTCTTTAGGATGTACTTTTACTGGAAACAAGTTCATTCAAGGCTTCCATTCTGATAAATTGTTCATTCATATTATAGAATAACTTATAGTTGGTTGTCGATACCCAATAGCCTTGGATGTCGTTACCATCACAATGGTATCCATAACCTGTAAGAGGTTCATTGACACCATCAATCCTAAATGTTTTCTTACCACCCAAGTAATTGTGATACTTCTCGTCTAAGTTAATCATTTTGGACCTCCTTTAAACGAGTCTGACAGAATTCTATGACCTCATCACGGTACTGTAAGAGTTCATCATAACATTCTTGGTTTCGGGCACAGTTCCTGAGTTTATTATCAGGCTTGTGTAGGCTCTCCATCAGAAGAGTCCAACCCGCTTGTTTCTGTTCCTTGGTCGGCATTTTCTCCTTGTGTTTGTTCGCTAACATTATATAGCGTTCCATCGATGCGGTCAAGCTCACCTAACATACTTCTGAAATACTTTTTGTTTTTCTTAATCTTTTTCTTGACCGTAGCGGGATCATCCTCGTGTTTCTTAAGGATGTTTGCAATGTTTTTGAGTTCTCTCTGGGACTTAGCCAAGCGACGATCCCAGAATGCTTCAGGTTGTCCAATCATTGTGCATCATCAATAATAATGTTGTAGGTTTTGAACTGGTCAGTCTTACCCCTACTCATATTACTATACCATATGGTAGAGTTTTTGTTGTGTGACTGCTCGTAGATACCCCACTTAGCAGTACGTGTAACGTAACCTGTCTCTGCGTTCTTAATCCTTATCTTAGAGGGGAGTAAACGGTTGTTAGGGAAGTACGGAGTTTCAATCATAGTACCGTCAGAGTCACCTGCGGTTGGGTCTGGGAACTGGAAAGCATATTCCTGTCCATCCTCATACCCTATACCATAATCAATAATACTATCAAGGTACCAACTGAATGTGTACCCTACTCTACTCTCTGGTACTCCAGCAACATTGTTCAGTGCAGGTTTGTAGACTAACTGTGCTCTAAATCTAGCAACAAAGTTCTGAGAATACAACCCCTTGGGTAACCGAACATCGTGATAGAAATTAACTGGTTCACCAGCAGCAGTCTTCTTCTGCCAGTATTGTATCAAGGTACAAGGTTCACCACGTAGTGACTCAACAGAATCAGCAGTGTCTTTCAGATCAATAGTAAATAAATGTTCTGCTAGTGTACTGCAATGTGAATCATAGTATGTAGATGACTGTACACCTTGGGCAACCATCAATACTTTAGCTGGTGGCAGACCATACTCATTGAGTTCATTGTCTTCTAGTATACTCTGGAAGGACATTGACTGTACGATACCTGTACTAGGACAGTTACTACCATCGATAGTATCAATACGAAGACCTTGCCAGAACTTCTCACCAGTATCTTTATTTGTACCAATATAATATCTCAACAGTTGTCCCGTACGATATCCTCCTTCCCCGTGATCAACGACACCAAGAACTTTATACTTAACCTGTCCTGGATTAACTTCATACTGTATTGATACTGATAAACCATTCTTTATCTCACGTACCATTACACCTGTAGTATCATCATCAACATCATTATCATCACCAAAGGCACCAGGTATACTATTAACAGTCAGTTCATTGTTAGTCAGACCACCACCTGTACTCCAAGCAGGAGTAGTGTTAGCTGCATTAGTTAAATCATACAAACTAAAGGAACCTACAATACCACAAGGTCCTGTAGATCCTACAGGTTGTCCTTGTTGTGCAGCAGAATAGTTCTGAGCAATAGTTGTAAGTTGTACACCCCATTGACAGAAGATAGCACCAGTACCTTCATCTCTTAGAGAAAATGCTGGTGTGACTGATCCATTGTAGTGTCCTTGATCTATACTAACAATTCTAAATGTAATATCATCACCCTTAGCAATAGTAAACTCGTGTAGTTTCTCACCTATACTCTTCCACTCCTGAACAGCAGGAGAATCTATATGTATCTGTGTACCATTCTTTAATAGTTCATAGGTGAATACAGTACAGTCACCAAACCCTCCAGTCATACCACCGTGTGATCTAAGAGATACAGTACCTGATCTAACAGCAGTAACAGTTTGAGTAGCATTTCTCTTGAAAGAATACTCACCCACACATTTAGAACAACCAAACTCTCCTTCTTCTAAACGTCCACACTCGTGACGAGTAAGAGCTGCATCAGTAAATCCTCTAGGAGTGAACCAACTATCCTCACAATCATTTGTACCTCGGAGTTCCATATACTCTGGCTCAACGAGATCTTTAAAGACGTGACACTGTATACCTTCATAGTACCAGTTACTACCAGCATAATTTAAACGATAGGATATTTTCATATCATCGTAGTCATCATCACCATCAATTAAATCTTCCCACCACTGCCACCAACGGGATGTCCAACGGGTCATCCTCTTGTGTCTACCATTAACTACGGGGTTTAATCTCGTTTCTGAAAACAGGGAATAATTTGACTGAGAACTACCAAGTCCTACTGTCGTCCACCCTGTGTTCAGTTCGGTGAATGCCATATTGGTACCGATTGCAACAGCAGATGAACCATTGACTTGATATCCATTAGGGATCATCACAAACCCTAAGCGACAAGGTACATACTGGTTGAGAGTAGCAGCAGGTATAGTAAATGATCTATAACCTGTAGCATCAGTAGCATTAGACAATAATATCTGACCAAAGACAGGATCCATATCAGAACCACCTGTCAAATAATATCCAAACGTATTCTTATATGATGCAGCACCTCTAGCACAGTTGAATTCAATCAATAGATCAGCATCAACCTCCTCGAATAGATCATAGTATCCTTTATCTAAGTTAGGATTGATAGGTGCACCACCAATAGGAGTGAGAGTATACCTATGATCTAAAGTGATAGGGTTATAGTATCTGTACAACGGACTACCCTGCTCACCTTCACCTAATGCACCAATGATCTGTGTAGCATCACGGTAAGCATAGAACATCACAGTATCACGTGCACCCATACCAGCAGCATCCATTGTGCTCTTCTCACCAGCAGGATCAGTAGTCAACATCGTATCGATGTTTGTCGATGAGTATGAAACGTACACAGGTATAGCTTTATCTGTCTCTCCTTGGTGAGCATACCAAGCTACCTTAGTATTACTGTACCCTGCAGGAGTATCAGATGTCATTGTGTATGTGTGGTTTGAATTATCATTCTTCTCGTGCTGATAGATAGGAACTCTAGGATGAACACAGTTCCTAACACATACCTTATTAGTAATACCAAAGGCACCTTCAGGTACAAAGGTATCACAGTCTGCTTGAGGTGGTTTCCAAGCACCACCAGCATAAGGTTTGAACATACAATTAAGATGTTCTTTTATACAAGCTTCGTATTCGTAGTTCCCTTCACAATTTACTTCTGAATTAGGATCATCAGGATCATTAAGACATACCTTACCTGATGTTTCATCTTTACCGTCAGGAAATGTTACTCTAACCTTCGTAGGTAAACCACTAATATCTAATCCAAGATCTATAAGTGTAGGGAATAAAAAATTAAAATCAAAATCTAATGGATCTGTATCTGTTCTCTTGTCGTCATCAGGTATGAAATTTCTTATCGTCTGGGGTGCTTGTGAAGGATAGCATTGCCCTACTAAATTCTCTATGATTTGTGATACAGTTTTCTGTGCGGGGTTTCCTGCAGCATCAGTATTAACTGGACCACCTCCAGAAGGTACCTCCGTGGTGGTGGAGGTAGTATCTGGAGATGGATCGCAGTTCTGCATAAACCATCCGTTATCGTGACCGCCTGACATAAAAGTTCTTTACTTTTATTTAGTGGTCATCTTAAGCTGTGCTTGTAATGAGTCTATCAACTCTTGCTTCTCATCTATGATATCAGATAGATCACTGATACCTAGAGAATCATAAGGAGTTCTAGAACAATACTCTTTAGCTACATTTACCCAAGATGAATTATGGTATCCTTTTGTTTTCCTTTTCATTATATCATTCATCCAGTTATCTAGATGATATAGGATAAACGGAACAGTACGATCCATATTCTCCCACTTAGTGTCAGTCATAATGGATTTATCTCTAAATCTATTAGACACTCCAGTCTCTGCATTGAACTTCCAGTTCTCTACAATATGGGTAACACCATCCCACTTATCTTCAGAGCAAGCAGTAGGACCACCACTTGACTCAATATATCTCCAAGCTTCCAAGAGTTTCTTGTTCCTTGGACCATATTGACGGAGACTTAGTAGAGCAGCAGCAATGAATGGCTGATTCCACTTGTCCTTTCTGGTCATTAGTTTATCTAATGCCTGTATGCATCCGTTACCGTGCCAGTACTGTACCATACTGGATAGTTGTTCCTGTGATTTGATTGTAGTCTGATTCCAAGTTGAAGGGTTAGCAAAGTGAGATGCTTTGTTCATCCCTGAGATGATAGCACCTGCCCTTAGTTTCTCTGAGAGAGGAGTGTAGTTACACAACCCAGTCAAGATACCAAAGACCTTCTGCTGATTCCTTTCCGTAGCCTCTTGCGAGTCAAAGGTATCGTAGCATTGCTTGACACCATCCATAGTATCATAGCTGTACACGATCCCTATCAGTTTTGATGGTAGGTAATCAGACCCTTCTCTTTCCCAGTTGTACGCTCTTGTATTTCCATCGACCCTGAATAAAGTACCTGCTTCGTACTTTATCCCTGCTATTGTTGAATCTTTTGTGAGTCTAACCAGATGCACAACACAGTGCTCTGACCTCACGTGCTTAAGATGTGCCCTTGCTTTCTTCCATCGACCTTCAGTGTCTCTTTGCATAGGCACTTCTGGCAGTGCCAGAAATTGTTCCAGTGTTAGTTCTGGAATGACTTCAATGTTTTTAGTGAAGTCCTTCTGTTCCAAAGCGGATTCCTCCACCTCGAACAGGGTACGAGTTTCATTAATCATTTTAGTTTACTTTGTGTGTCCTACACTAATCAGATTGCTAAGGCGCAACGCTGGTCTTGCGACGGTGTATAGGGTTAACAGAACTGACGCAGTTGTGTCAGTATTATTTTGTATGCTTCGACGATGTTTCCTTCATCCTTACGGAAAAGATCCTTGTCGAAACGTTCTTTCGTATTCTTTTTCCAGAGACGCATATTATCTGGTGATAATTCGTCTGCGAGATAAAGATCGCCGTGTGCATCATAACCAAACTCTAGTTTAAAGTCAACTAGATCAATTCCACATAATGTAAAGAGGGTTTGCAGTTGGTAATTGATATCCAACGCACTATCTATAAGAGGTTGAGGGTTGTGACCCATTAACCTAACACGATCCATTGTAAGGAGTGGATCGTCTTTACTATCATCCTTAAGGAAGAACTCAACTATTGCTGGTTGAATTATAGTACCTTCATTAATGGTGGTAGTCTTAACGATAGATCCTGCTGCAATGTTTCTAACTATAACCTCAAGAGGAATAATTGTCAACTTGCGACACAGCATAGTATCTAGTGCTGGTAGACCCAGATAATGCGTGCGGATCCCCGAACTCTCTAGCTTCTCGAAAAGCAATGCAGAAATGAGAGCACAAGTCTTACCCTTGTCCTCAGGAAACTCTACGAGTCTACCATTTCCAGCAGTTACTTTGTCGTGGAATTTGATCTGCACTTTCTGTGCATCACCATCGACATCGTATACTGATTTAACTTTGCCTTCGTTAACTAGGTTCATATTTGTAGGGACATAATAAAGATTCTACTATACCACGTGCGTGGTGATTATGTTCACATAACTTAGTCATCCAGATCCTTTCGTCTAAGGAGACTGGTACTCCGTCATCTGTCATCATCCTACAGCATATGTCTGTAAGTTTCAATCGATATCCTTTAGAAAGCATTGATCACTTGCGGTAAAAGCGTGTGTTCTGCCTGTTGTATTGCTCTTGTAAGCGATTCTATCGTATCTCCTGGCAGAATAGGAACTACTTGCTGTTTAATAACAGCACCACTATCTAGCTCCTCAGTGACAAAGTGTACACTACACCCTGTCTCATCTTCACCTGCCTTCATCGCTTGTTCAATAGCGTGCAGTCCTTTGTACTTAGGTAGCAGGGAGGGGTGTAAATTAATTAATCGTCCAGAAAAAGCGTCAACAAACTTCTTGCTGACCACTCTCATCCACCCTGCCATCACTATAAGATCCACATTGTATGCATTAAAGAGTGTGATGATGTCGTCTTCATCCTTACTAGCAATTCTAATTGCATTAATTCCAAGACGTTCTGCTCTCTTCTGAGCACCACATTTCTTTTTGTTGTAGACCATCAAGACTACCTCGTGATCTGGACACGAGTGTACAATGTTTTCGAAGTTAGTTCCTTCGCCAGAACACATTACTCCTAGTCTCATATCAGTGAGGGTCGTAGTGTTTAACTATACTGTAAGCAAGTGCCAAAGCAATCAGTGCTATACAAATTGTAGTCAATAATAAATGCATTAGTAATCTTGTAACTGTACTATTATAGCACTCAAGTCAACCCTTTAGGTCAGGGTACTGTGCACCTTCATAAGGTGGCTCCTCCTCCCCTACAGGATGCTTGAATGGTTCAGTGTCAAAGTAACTATTGTAGTTCATCTTACCTTCACGTTCATCCAGCACCTCATTGATTAAGATCTTCATCTCCTTAGCATAGGTTGGAGTAAATAACCTACGAGGTTTAATGGTAGCAGGTTTATGAACTGTCTCTTTATAATCAGGAGATGCCTTTAACTTAGCAAGGTCTTCTTCGTTCATAGGACCACCCATTCCCTGAGTGTCTATGTAACTACCTGGTTTTAGCTTTGTCATCAGTTCTTTGTGTAAAGTCTATGCCTTCCATATGATCATACTCGTGTAAGAATACTCTCGCAGGGAAGCCACTCAGTTTAACCTTATGTATGTTCTTTTCTTCATCCTCATACTTAACTATAACAGCAAAGGGTCTCTTGATATTGAGTAACATTTCAGGGTATGACAAGCATCCTTCTTCCATAGTGTGTTCAACTACAGACTCCTTAAGTATCTTGGGATTAAAACATACAACAGTAGCACCAGATTCCATATCAGATACCATCACAAAGGCACGTTCTCTTATGCCAATTTGATTAGCAGAAAGACCCACCCCATTGTGGTACAACATATTTTCATTGAGTGTTAGGGATAAGTCTTTGCGATCCAAATTATAACTACACTTCTTTATTTTCTTGTGTAGTAATGGATCTTGAGATGGAATTAAATCTAAGATCATTTTCGTAGTACCCAGTCCTCAGCATAGTCCTCTGCTTCGCTGAGATATTTGAATTGTTTACTTGAGGTTGTAGCAATGCGTTCAAAATATTGTTTAGTTGTCTTGGGTGCTGGTTCATTGTACTCTGTACATAAAACATTATATCCAGGACCATAAAACTCATTGTTAATTACTTCTGCTTCACGTAGATCATCATCAGAATAATAACTTGAAATCATCGACTCCATAATTTGTACCAAGGGCATTTACTACTTGAATTATGTATCCACTTGGAGGTTTGTCCAGGGAACATATGCTTAATGTTAACGCGAGTCTGTGCTTGTTTCAAGAGCTCATCCGATGGAGTCTCTTTAACTAAATCAAACTTAGCATTCAAGTTATGCTCTTGATAAAATGCCATCCTATACAGTGGGTCTCCTCTCTTAATGATGATAGGTTTAGACTCATCTCTAAACTCAATGGCAACACCATTAGGTCTTGGCCAATCAGATAGGTTCCACCACCCACCAACATACCTAAAGGTAGGGTTGTCTCCTGCTTCCTTTAGTTCTATCCATACACCCTTAGCATCTGTCCAACAAAACACCTGTGGTATATGTAATTGTATCGTTTGTCTTACCTCCCAGTTAGGTGGAGGTGTCATCAACATATGAAATTCTTCTTCAGTGAATGTAGATCTCAGGCTCTGTTGTTTAACATCTATTTCTATCTTAATATCTTTCGGTGCATAAACTGTGAACTCTCTCAATGTTTTATGTGACCAAGCAGGACACTTACCGTAGATAGTATAAGCAGTATCAACCTCATCGTACACACGTGTTGGATCTATATCAACCTGTTCTAAATGAACAGGCATCGAAGGGTTATGATACTGGAAATATTTAATTTTAACCATTAAAAAAGAGGGTTATTACACCCTCTATTTTATATGTTTTTATGAAGTGTGTCAACCAATAGCAGGTGCTAGTAGTGCAACTTCACTGACCTCAGCAGCAGCAAGATCGAGAGGGAAGTTGTGAGCATTACGCTCGTGCATAACTTCCATACCTAAGTTTGCTCTGTTGAGAACGTCTGCCCACGTTGGAACAACTCTCCCCGAAGCATCTAAGATACTCTGGTTGAAGTTAAATCCATTGAGGTTGAATGCCATAGTTGATATACCCATAGAGGTAAACCAGACACACACCACAGGGAAGACTGCTAGGAAAAAGTGTAGTGATCTACTGTTATTAAAAGAAGCATACTGGAATATTAGTCTACCAAAGTACCCGTGGGCGGCGACGATGTTGTATGTTTCTTCCTCTTGACCGAACTTGTATCCATAGTTTTGAGACTCGTTCTCAGTGGTCTCTCGGATTAAGGATGAAGTCACAAGTGATCCGTGCATAGCAGAGAAGAGTGCTCCTCCAAACATACCTATCACACCTAACATATGGAAGGGGTGCATCAGTATGTTGTGCTCTGCTTGGAACACAAACATAAAGTTAAACGTTCCCGATATACCTAACGGCATACCATCAGAGAAAGATCCTTGTCCGAATGGATAGATCAAGAAGATTGCAAACGCAGCAGAAACTGGTGCACTATATGCTACGCAGATCCAAGGACGCATACCTAAACGGTATGATAGTTCCCATTGTCTGCCCATATAGCCACAGATTCCGATGAGGAAATGCATTATTACTAATTGGTATGGACCTCCGTTGTACAACCACTCATCAAGAGTAGCAGCTTCCCAGATGGGATAGAAGTGCATTCCAATAGCATTGGAAGATGGAACGACAGCACCAGAGATGATGTTGTTTCCATAAAGAAGTGAACCTGCAACGGGTTCACGAATACCGTCTATATCGACGGGTGGTGCAGCGATGAACGCTATTATGAAACAAGTAGCTGCAGCTAGAAGACAAGGAATCATTAAGACTCCGAACCATCCAACGTATAAGCGATTGTCCGTGGAGGTAACCCACGCACAAAACTCGTCCCAATTCTTAAGCGGGCTGCTACTTCTTTGTTGAAGAGTAGTCATTAAAAATGAGTGCGGTTTTTACTTGTATGATAAGACTAATCCCGAAGGAATCCCCGTGGTCTTGGTTTGGGGTATGAATAAGGGTGGGATACATATGCTGCTTATACTCAGCCCCATTGTATCATCGGGGGGACTTATTGACAGTGCCCTTGCCACCCGTTTATTTATAGTAACAAACTGTTAAGCGTTTGTCAATGCCCTCCATAAGGGTCATTGATATCATCGTAGATTTCTTCCTCTGGTCTAGGTGGTACCTTCCACGCTGCTTCCGATCCACCAGTAGGACAATCGATATCTGAGTGGCAGTTCTCTGAACCACCTATAGAAAATGGATTGTATCTAGCAGTTGCCATACGATACATCTTTTCGTGCATCGTTATCTCTTCTTCTTCCTCTTGATCAACACCAGGAGGTTGTATCTCCGAAGGTGATGTGTCAATCGGTTCTTTATCTGTTGCAATAGGCATAGAATCTAGTGGGTTGTCAAACCAATCATCGTAAGGTATTTGTGGTAGTCCCATTATCCTAGTGTGGTAACGTCTCCTGTTATCCCTGCTGGAGTCTTGGGAGGACAATCAATATTGATTGTTCCAGTCAAAGGTTGATGTATATGCTCCAACAAATGATCTACTTTCTGTGTGAGAGTATGTAGATGCTCTAAAGCGTGGTCTAGTTTTTCTACTAACTCTGGATGAGGTGCGTGGGATGCAGGTGGTAGGTCTGGTACTGTGAATACACTTCCGTCTCCTGCTGGTGGATATGCGTGTGCATATGCTGGATCAACACCTGTAATAATATCACCGTTCTCTGTCGTAAAAGTAACGTCTGCTCCTGCTCCTGTTACTGGATCAACAGGTTGTCCTGCTAAATTCGAGTCTGTCATTGAACCTCTGGGGTAGTTTAATATTTAGCGTCTGACTACAGCGGGTACATCCCCGTCGTCGTCATCGTCGTCATCATACCACGGGTCATTTAATTCATCAACCCTTCTTTGCAAAGATTGATGAAGTGGATCCTTTGGTTCTTCCTTATGAAAATTCACGACCAAAAGTTCATCCCCTGGTTTCAAGTCTTGGAGTTCAGGATGAGGTGGTCGTGTTACTTGAGTTGTTTTCTCTTCTAATACTTTGGAAAGATACTTATCGTCTGATGCTCTCCATCCTACCATCATTAACCTAACAGCATAGTAGAACAGTATAATGGTTGATACTAGGAACAGGATGTTAATCATCCTTCTTTACCTTCTTAGTTCTTTTCTTAACCATCTTAGCATACCTCACATCACTGTCAGTATACCATCCTTTATGTTCTTTAGCAAGTTTAATAATCTTTTTTGCTGCCTTGCGATCTTCCTTCCTTTGAGACATTGTAATACCACTTAATATAAAGCTGTGCCAGATCGGATCTGAATAGGAAATCTTCTTCACGTAGTTGTTTATATTCTCCACTATCTATAACCCAGTCACAGAAATCATAATGCTTCTGATCTAGTCCTCCATTTCTATCAACACAATCTTTCAAACATCGTTGACGCAATTCAAGAACCTCATCTGTGATCTTATAGGTCATTAATCATCCTCACATTTTTGTAATAGGGTACGTGATCTTTGCCTAGGTTGCAAAGATTGACATAGTAATTAGCCTTACACTCAGACAGACCACAGTACCTCTTTAAGGTAACCCAGTGGTCTGGTGATTTTTCGAGCTGAAGATTATACGTTCGATTGTTTTTCATCCTCGATAGACTTGTTACGTATGACAATCCTATCACCCTCTATCATAAACTGCAAGTCGTCATCCCAATCCCAACAGAGTTCTTCATACAATGCGTTGAGCACACGCATATCTTCGTACAAATCATTAGCCATCAGTACAGGTTCTCCTCTTGTTCAGTTAAAATAGTTACGTCACCTTCAGGATATGCTACACAAGTTAACACAAACCCTGCTTCTAATTGATCTTCATCCAAGAAAGATTGATCTTCCTGATTTACTGAACCTTCAATTACCTTACCTGCACAGGTACTACAAGCACCAGCACGACAAGAATAGGGGTGGTCGATACCAGCTTCCTCAGCAGCATCTAAGATGTACTGATCAGAAGCACACTCAAAGGTCTCAGTATCGCCTTCAGTGGACTTAAACGTTACAGTTGCCATAATTTGTGGGCTACAGTTGATCTATTTATTATAGCAGCCACACTTAATCAAAGCAATCCAAGTGAGGATCCAGTGACACCCACAGTCACGAAGAATCCAAACTCAATTAAAGGATACCAAGGATTATTGAAAAGCGTATTGACCAACATTGGTATATGCGAACACTGCTACGGTTGATAAGAATATTAATTGATACATTTTATGCTCCAGTAGGTACAGTAATAGGAATCATCTTCCCTCCACCGTGATTGTCATCGTCATCATCCCTTGGACTTGTGATGTCCAAAAGAAGTTCCACGATGACAAACGCAACGAGGGGAACAAATGGAAATAATATAGCCATTTGAAACTCAGACATTAGAATAAAAATACTCCTTGAGATTGAAAAAAGATATGAACTGCTGGATTGTGAAGATACTGGTGATGAAACTCCAGTAAACACATCGCAACGATCCATACTATACCAAGATCAGAAAGAGACCATAGGAAATTACTCCTTGGTCTCTTCAGTTGTGTAGTTGTCATTAGAATACGCCTGGAATTATCTGACCTGTTGTTACATAAGCACCGACTGCTGCTAAGAATCCAATCATAGCCCAGCGACCGTTTGTCATCTCGGCACGCTCTAGTTGATCCTGAGTATCAATTACATCTATCTGAGGCTCAGTAGCAAAAGCATTAAGCTTACCGTTTTCTTCTTTGGTGACCATCTGTTTGTTAAGCAATTGTTACATAATTATATATAAGTTCACATACTTATGTCAAGTATTTATACTCAGATGGAAACTTCAATTAGCATTGCTTATCAGTAAAATAATCTTTCCTGTAGTAACGTCCTAGGATATTGGAATTATAATAGGCAGGCTCCCCATCGGAACCTGCCTCAGTCAGTACGTTATTTATAAAGAGTTGTCTTGTCTCTTCGAAGTTTACTTTTCCTTGAGTGTCGTGGAGACTGATGATCTCACGCTTGAAAAGGTTTCGTCCATACTTTGCAATGTCTTGCTTAAGCTCTGGAGAACTGCCGTAGTATTTTTTCCAGTCACTCTCAGACGAAACGCGGCGTTTCCCACCTCTAGGCTTTCGACGCTGGATAAAATATTTTCGTCCGATATATTGTTTCCCCGTTGCGAGATTTGTAATACGGTAGACGTAACCGAACTTGCCGTTAATGTCAGCAGAAGTAAAAGTTGAACCTTGATAGGTCCAGGGGTTTTCATAATCTCCTTCAACCACTGTGGTCTCTGGGGTGGTTTCCATCCTAGAATTTTCATTAGTCAGGTTCTCCGTCGTTGTCATCACCGATCATAATGTTAGGTCCTTCAGTGTATTTATCTACATCTGACCAGACCTCAGATTCTAACTCAAAGGTGATGTCTTTGAGTTGTCTGATTACTTCTTTGAGTCTTTCTCTATCCAATCTTCAACCTCCAAAGGTATTATATCAATGCCATCAACCTCTCTAACAATCTGTTTACAGACGTTCTTGGCATCTGATTTGTATGCACACTCAACCATCATATCATACTCAGTTTCATTCCACAAGAACTTAACGTTAAATTTAGGCATCTTTTAATTCATCCAACTCAACAAGACTTACAAGTTCTATATCTTCACCACGTAATCTCTCTTCAGCACCCTCTTGTCTGTCTACAACAGTGACGATACGATCAACGTGATAATCTAAAGAACGTAATACATTAACTGCTTTGAGAGATGAACCACCTGTAGTAGTAACATCTTCTAAAACTGTTATTGAAGTTCCTATCGGTGGCATTGGTCCCTCTACTTGAGAAGCAGTACCATATCCTTTAGGTTCCTTACGAATAATTAAACCATTCAATCCCATTGTAACTATACCTGCTATCAATGGATCAGCACCAAGTGTTAAACCTGCTACTACTTTAGTGTCAATATATTGTATCATCTTAGTGCAGACTAGGTTCAACCCTACCGCAGTAAGAATAACAGGTTTGACATTAACATAATAATTACTTTGCTTACCAGAAGAGAGGGTAAATTCCCCCTCTCTATATGCATAGCGTTTTAATAAATGAATTAGTTCACTCATCGGGTAGTAAATCCTCCATCAGTGTTGCCCAGTCTTTATCGAAAGCATCTAAACCCATATCTGTTAGACAATGATCGAACAGTTTGTTGAATATGTCATACGGTATAGTGCATACGTCAGCACCCATTCCAAAGGCATTGGGTACATCAATGGGATTCCTAATGCTGGCGGCAAGGATCTGAGTTTCAACGTCATTGCGGTCATAGATCTTCCTGATATGTTTAATGAGACCTAACCCGTCCCAATACTGGTCTGCTACTCTACCTATGAAAGGTGAGATGAATGTGGCACCTGCTTTAGCAGCAAGTACAGCTTGTGCTGGACTGAATACCAGTGTGACATTAGTAGAAATACCATCACCAGACAAATCCCCACAAGCAATGAGACCTTCCCTAGTACAAGGCAATTTAATAGTAATGTTAGGTGCTATTCTAACATACTCTGATGCCATCTCCAACATTTCTTCTGCATTGTTACCAACTACTTCAGCAGAAATTGATGAGTCCCAAGGAAACATCTCACTGATACGTTTGATAACATCTTGTGGATCCTGACCCAACTTCTTCATTAGTGTTGGGTTAGTAGTGATACCATCTACTAGTCCAGTCTCTACTGCGTGAGCAATTAGATCTGGATCAGAACAATCAAGAAAGATCTTCATAGTTTCTGGTTGAGATTATAGTATATATCTTACAAAAAAAGAGACCCCTATGGGTCTCCTTATTTGAGCCTTTGCTAGTAGGTTTTAAGCGCAAACAGTTTTTTCTTCTGTGTGCTTGATGCCTCTGTATGTGAGTTCAGAGACTTGCTTTTGACAGGACTTCCTGTCCTTGGTGTCGTATGTAACACCTCTGTATGTGACTTGTGCCATTGTGTGACTCCTAAAGTAGTTGGATTTTAAGGCCCGTTCCTTTAGTCGTTTGCGTCCCAACAACCTTCCGTCTCTTCCTTGACAATCTGAATCATTTCAGACTTCACTTCATCATCCACTTTATATGATCTCATCTTATCGACAAGATCATTTGCTTCAGAACAAGTAATGGAAGCAGCTAATAGGATAGGTATCATAGGATGAACGCTCCGTTCCGCGACCTACTTGCAACCCTAATGGGTCGAACGTATGGATATGATAACATATCCACTACTATTTAGCAACCTTTTGTTACAAAGACTACTAAATGTAATTGAAGTTAATGACAGATCTGTAGTCGTGATACTTAGGATTACTGGATGCGTGATAGGTTAACCCATCAAATAAAACAAAGGTTCCCTGTCTAGGTTCTACTATCTGATCTATCTCTAACTTCTGTCTCTCACCGTTATACTTTTGCTTAAAGAAATAGGTAGGACCATCTGAATCATTGACATAATATATCATAGTCCAGTGAGGTAACTCAAAGTCCACGTGTGGTGTATGATATAAATGCTTCGACTCCTTCTTAGTAAGAAGGTTCATCTTAATTCTTCTGAAGGATTCAAACTCAGGTATATCATAGTTCGCTACAATGTGTTTCCATATAGGTTCTGCTACCTTCTCATAAGCATTAGGTGATATCATTTCCTGGTTATTATTAAGTACAGTGTGTAAGAACTGAGGATCTTCACCACTCAGTTCATCCTGAATACTATCACTGTACTCACCATCGTACCCAGTGGTCTCAGTATTAAGATACCAAGGCCAATAAGCAGACAATAACATCATTGCTTTTGCTGGTTCACTAATGATCTTAGGAACCTCACCAAAAATCATTTCTTTGACCACCGAGGATAATAAAATACTAAGTAAGAAACACTCCAGAAAATTGCTAGACAAATAATATGTAACAACCTATGAGTATTCACTATCAACCCAAGTGTTACAAGTCCTATCCAGAGATAATCTAAGGTGCCGTGTAGTCTCCACCACATCTTGTCACCTAACCTCTTCATAATATTATCTCTTTTCTTTGCGAACCACGGTGATACGTGCCTCATCATAACAAAACCTTCATTAAAAAACATAATGAAGAATCCAATCCAAAAAATCATAGTTTAAATCCAGCGAAGGTATCCTTTTTGACATCTTGTTTGATGCCACCTACTACATATGATTCTATCTCTGTCTCTTGCGGTGCATTCTGTTGACCCTTAGAATTTAACCAGTGTTCTGTCCAAGGTAATGGGTTATTTGATAACGGTATATCATAGATAGGTTTTAAACCTACTGATTTCATCCTGCGATTTGCTATCCACTCAACATATCTTTCTAACAGAGTGGCATTAAGTCCTATCATTGTACCACCTTCAAACAAATATTCTGCCCACTCTTTCTCTTCCTCTACAGCCTTCTTAAACATATCAACTACATTATCTTCCTCTTCCTTAATGATCTCTTCGAACATAGGATCATCACCATTAGCCCAATTCTTTAATATGTTTTGAGTGAGTACCAAGTGTTGGCTCTCATCTCTTGCAATGAGTGAGATGATCTTTGCTGAACCTTCCATAAACTTGAGTTCACCGAAAGCAAAACTACAAGCAAAGCTGACATAAAAACGTATTCCTTCCAGTATGTTGACATTCATTACTGCCCGATAGAGTTTACGTTTTAGATCCTTTAAGCACCATTCTGATGAAGGTGATCCCCTACCAGATACAGTCCACATACATCCAGTGTCCCACTGATGTGCTTCATTAATAAAAGTATCGTATGCTTCTGTAACTGATTCAGCACGTTCAATTATCTTCTCATCATCAAGAATAGTATCAAAGACTTCTGTAGGATCAGCATACACATTCTTAATGATGTATGTATAGGATCTGGAGTGAATCATCTCCATAAATTCCCACGCTGTCATAGCAGATTCTAATTCTGGTAGTGAACAGTAAGGCATAAATGCCATACCAGGTCCACGTCCTTGCACAGAGTCAAGGAGAATCTGATACTTTAAATTTGATGTGAAGATATGCTTCTGAGCACTAGTAAGTTGTGAATAATCTGCACGATCTTTCTGTAATGAAACCTCTTCAGGTCTCCAGAAATAACCTAACTGTTGTGTTGTAAGTTTATCAAAGATAGGATACTTAAAACCATCATACCTCTGGACTCCCAGAGGTTTACCGAAGAACATTGGTTGCTTCTTATGATCGTGTTGCTGCCTATTAAAAACAGTTACACCATCCAAATCATTAGGTCTAAATTTTGCAGGACTCACAGTCTTCCTCCGCATTAGCTAGTTCATTAATAAGTTCGTCGAGGGATTGCTCCTTCTCAGGTAGATCATCCTTCCATCCTATTGGATGTGCTGGTTCATCTACATCCTTCTTAGCATCATATGTATTCTGATAGTAAGAAGTCTTCCAACCATACTTGTATGTGTTGAGGAAATCCATTGCCATTACTGAGGTTGGTACCTCATTGTCTGGATAATTCTCTGGATTGTATGACCAGTTACCACTGATCGCTTGGTCAAAGAATTTCTGCATCACTGCTACGATCTTTATGTAACCCTCATTGGATTCCATATCCCATAGCAATGTGTACTTGTTCTTCAAGTGGGGAAACCCAGGAACAATTTGCTTAAGGGGTCCCTTCTTTGATTTTTTAACGGACAAGTAGTCTCTAGGTGGTTCGATTCCATTGGTTGCATTTGACACAATGGAACTGCTCTCCGAAGGCATTTGTGCCGACAGTGTTGAGTGCCTAAGACCGTGCTCGGCGATAGATACCCGTAGACTATCCCAATCATAATTATAATCCGTTGAGGTTATCTCGTCTACTTCCTTCTTGTAAGTATCAATGGGAAGTAAACCATCATAATATTTAGTGCGTGAATATGCATCACATACACCCTTCTCTCGTGCTAATTGATTGGATGACTTGAGTAAGTTGTACTGGAATGCTTCAGTAAGTTTATGAACTAAATCATATGCTTCCTGATCATCATACTTGACACCATTCTTAGCAAGATAATGTGCTAATCCAATGAATCCTATGCCTAATGACCTACGTGCAAGGGTAGATCTCTTAGCAGCAGCGACTGGATAGTTCTGATAATCAATTAATTCTTCAAGTCCACGTACACTCAGGTCACATAGTTCCTCTAGCTCATCTAAATTTCTAATTTTTCCTACGTTTATAGCAGATAAAATACACAATGCTATCTCTCCATCAGCATCATCTATGTGCTGGATAGGATCTGTAGGTAAAGTAATCTCCTGACAGAGGTTACTCATATAAACTTTGTCCTTAAAGGATGAGTGACTATTACAATGATCGATATTCATTATGTAAATACGACCAGTCTCTGCTCTCTCCTTTAAGAGATCTAAGATTAACTCTTGTGCCTTGACAGTCTTCCTAGGAATTGTTTGATCCGATTCATATCGTTCATATAATTCATTAAAACTATCAGTGCCAAAAGATTCATACAAACCTGGAACGGTGTTAGGACTAAAGAGAGATATCTCTCCATCCTCAATGAACCTACGGTAGAAGATCTCGCTAGTTTGGATACTGTAGTCGAGTTTTCGAACGCGATTGTCCTCTGTCCCTTTGTTATTTTTAAGTACAAGGATCTCCTCTATTTCTTGGTGCCAGATAGGAAAGTGGACAGTTGCTGATCCACCTCGGATACCGTTTTGAGTACAGCATCTGACAGTGCTCTCAAATTTTTTGAGGAAGGGGACCACACCTGTGTGCTGAACCTCTCCGCCTCTGATTTTACTGTTGATGCCCCTGATTCTACCTGCGTTAATACCGATACCAGCCCTCTGTGCGACATATTTGCCAATAGCCATATCAGAGCTAAAGATACTATCGAGGGTGTCATCAGAATCAACCAGAACACAAGATGCAAATTGACGAATAGGTGTCCTGACCCCTGCAAGAACTGGGGTTGGGATGTTGATTTTTCCTTTTGAGGTTGCGGTGTAGTAGCGTCTGACATAATCGAGTCTTGTTTCGTGATCATAATTCTGGAACAGCGTTGCTGCAACCATTATGTACATATATTGTGGTGTCTCATAAAGAGTACCAGTTGATCTATCTTGTACGAGATACTTATCAACAATCTGACGGAGACCAGCGAAGGTAAACCCATAGTCTCTGTTGTGATCTATGAAACCATTAAGTAAGTTCCACTCTCCTTCACTGTATTTAGAAAGTATATTCGGATCATATACACCTGCCTCTACACAGTTCTCTACGTGGTCTTTAAGGTGTGTATAACCTGTTTCATCTGCCCAACCAGGGAATACTTGTCTGCGTATATTAAACAGCAACAGACGTGCTGCTACGAACTGATAGTTCGGTGTGTCAACACTAATAAGATCACTCGCTGACCTAATTAGTATCTCCTGTATCTCTGATGACTTAATACCATCAAAGAACTGGAGATTCGCATTCATTTCTACTTGACTGGCAGATACACCTGCCAAATCTTCACAAGAAAATTCACACATTCTGTGAATTTTATCTAAGGTCAACGGTTCGATGCTTCCGTCCCGTTTTACGACCTTCATATGTCCGTTCATACCTTTTTCCAGTGTGAGAGTTTGAGTTTAGCTTGTAGCCCCTGGTACGTGTTTGATTGTACCAGAGATTGAACATCGTGTCCAGCAAGTATCATATCATTAAGATCCTTTTGGTGAATACCATCAGGCCAAATGACTACCTTGTCTCCTCTATCGATGGTGTTGGAGATTCTGTCAACGATTTGTCTGCTCCTAGGTTCATTATCATAAACCCAAATATAATTGCTCCAACCAAGCGACCGAATATCAACATCGGAGCCACACATAGCAACCGAGTTATCCAAGAATAGCGAGTCGATAGGACCTTCAACAATGTATATGGAGGAGAGATCATTTAGTTTGTCCAGACCAAAGAGTTTAGGTTTAGATTCATCAAAGATGATTGTTATATAACGAAGCTTCGAACGTGGAGATAATGATCTACCTTGTACCCCAAACCACTTACCATCACCATCTATCAACGGTAATATTATACGTGGCTGATCGTTTTGCAGGTTATCGAACGTCTGCTTCTGCGAATTTACATACCGTTTGAAACGATCAGCATAGAATAATCGATCCAATTTATCGGACGGAATCTTTCTCTGCTCAAGATATTTTCTCGCTGGATGTTCTGTATTTAGACTCGCAATAGTTGGGAGGTTATTGCCTGTATTAAACTTTGGTTTTGATGTTTTGATTACAGGATTTGGTGCTCTCCTATGCTTACCTGTTAGACCCTCTTTATATCTTTCCAGCACAAACTCATCAAAGATATCACGTGCGTGATCCTTCAAGAAATTACCTAGTGTTCTACCTACACCACAGTTGTGGCACTTAAATATAATATCATTCTGCTTCAGAAAAAAATAACCCCGTGCCTTTGATGCGTGCTTCTGAGAGTCACCACAATAAGGACAACGGAAGTTGTAAAGTCCTGCTTTCTTTTCTTTAAACTTATCAAGCCTGCCACCCACTAGGCGAGCGTACTTGATATCGATGTAACTCAACTCATTTGTATATCAGTTGGTACTACTCTAACCTGTGCAGGTGGGTTTGTCAAGAAGAGTGGACGGATTATTTTTTGTCCGACTGGACTAACCACGAAAGATATAATACTAAGACCACCAAAAATAGTCCACATTTTCTTTTCCATAACCCTAAGACGGTCATCAACTTTTCTAATGTCTCTTTCACATCCTTGCTTGATTAGGTTTGACTCACGGTCAAGGGCACGATGCATTGATGCTATCTTTTCAAATAGAACCTCATCAACCTTGTCCTGTTTATCTAGCTTCTCATTATGGACAGCAAGAAGCTGACCCATTTTCATAGAGTTCTCTTGGAGAGTTGTAACTACACGTTCCAGTCTCTCAATAATTGCAGTGTTAATACTCTCAGCCATTCGCTCTCATAGCGTCCTGTCTCTTGTTCCAATAGAACTTCAGGACATCGTTAGGATATATTCTTTTCACTTTAAAATTATTTAATCTTTCAGGTCTATAGATCTTTCTTAATTGTATCTTCACCTGTGCAGGTGACTGTCCATAGAAGATGAACTCTATATTTTCTAGTTCGTTCTTAACGTGGAACGGTAAGTAACGTGGATTACCTTTTGACGAACCGTCATCTGGTTGTCTTCCTTCAGATACCTTCTTCTTAAGTGCTACAAATTTAGCTATCTTCTTGACAGACTCGTGATCAACTGTTCTTGGTTTATCTGCTGGAGACTTTCTTCTGTACTCTATAGCAGCAGGTCTTTGAGAAGACTTAGATTTTCTATTAGCACCGTGTGCTCCTCTGAATCCACCAACAGATTGCATTGACTTCCTTTCTGCTGCCTTATTAACATCAGAAAGTTTTTCAGTTCCACCTGGTTT